GTTACGCTTATTACCTACTGACATATCCCCTCTTTTATCTATCAATGAAATTATAGATACGCTATTATCAAACCCACAGGAATTTATTTGAGCATTTAAATTACTTACAAGTGAATTAAATGATTCACTACGATCGAATATCGAAGGGATTAATATAGATAGTTTAATCATTCAGCTTTCTACGTACCCATTCTTTATGATGAGTATCTTTTATCTTACCTACTATTTCACTTTTGGTTAATCCAAAGTTTTGTTTGAAACGTTTAAGGTATATTGCTTCACCTTCGCTCCACGTAGCATCGTTACGTTGGTTAACGGCATCTTTATTCTTTAACTTAGTATAGTGGTTATGCTTAAATATAATATCTAACCTATAAACAGTTGCTCCTATCAAATCACAAACACTAGATAGGTCGGTATCACAAAACATATGTTTATACTCAGGATTATAAATGTACCCTAGTTTCTCATACAATAACCTATCCATTATCGGTAAGGTTGCTATCCATTGCTGAGAGCCGTCATTAGTCTTTAATAGTTTGCACTTATAACCTTTCATAGCCTTTCTTATCAAAGTATCCCATCCTTGTTGCCACTCATCAAAGTCATCTGATGCTACCATTAAAATTTTACCTGTTGAGGCTTTAGCACCATTATTTATAGCACCGACACAATACCTATTATCGCTAACAAGTGTAATAGGAGAAAATATACCACTACGGATATTCGTATAATCTTTAGTTTCATCATTGTCAATAGATATTATGTATTCAATTAATTCAGGTTTATCCGCCTTAGTTATCATTTGATTATAAACCTTACTGGCTCTCTCAGGTCTATTGCGTGAAGGGTGTATAACTGATATTTTCATTCGGCTAAATTAGTATTATTCTCGCTAAACTCAAAATAATTATTACTATAATTTAAAGCTAATTGTAAACGCTCGGTAAACGATAAGTCTTTTAAAATATCTAATTCGGTAGTATTTTTTTTTAATTCCATTATCTCTTTATTGAATTGTTTAATGTTTGCTATTAGATGATTAGTATTTACACCTAGTAACTTTGCCTCAGGTTTAATAGCTTCTAATCCTGAGTTAGTGTAGAGATAAGATAGGTGCTCCCAATGACCTCTCGAGATTTCATTGAATGTTTGTTTTTGCATTTTTCCTTTCATGTTAGTTCGTTTATGTTTATATTGTTTTCTTCAAATACTTCGTTAATATATTGTAATACTTCGTCAAATGTTACTGGTCTATCGTTATGTTTGAAATGACTACGAAGGTGAGCAAGTTCCCAAAGTGCTATCGAATAATCAATAGCCTTGTTACAATGGTTGTATCGGTTTACATCGTCTAAATCATTTAGATCAAACTTTATTATAGCTTTCATAGTATATCGTTTATTTTTTTAATATAGTTCTCATCACTAAAGTACCCAAAGTCTTTTAGCCAAAGTAAATACTCATCATTATTACATATCTCAATAGGCATATATTTATCCTGCCACTTCTTATAATACGCTACCGATTCAATCCAATGGTCAAAGGTAAGGTATCTATCTGAATAAAAACCGAAGATATTATTTTTTTCTAGTGAGCAGGATTTACATTTATACCAACCAGTTTCAAGTACCGATTGTGATGCCACCACTTCAGGAAATTTCACATTTTGCGTTATACAAATTGTATAAACATTTCCATAAGTTAGCATCATTATACGAATGGTAAGAGGGATAATCATAGTTTTTTAATTTTAGTTTCGGAAATAAAATAAGAATTTTACATCCTTTAACAGTCAATAGGAATCATTAATAAGAATTAACGATACCTATTTTTGTGTTAGGTGCAAGGCTCGTACAACGGACAAGCAACCGTTTTGCATTTAATCTTTAGCAATCCATTATCGGTTCGGTTGCTTTTACGAACACCGCAATATTGAAATACTTTACTATTGCATTGATGCCTTTGGCGGTGTTCGCAGCTATTGCAAGTAAGCCCAGCACCTAACACGGGTTTGGCTAAATTGCCGTTTTCGTTTTCAAATAAACTTTGTTCCATAATTTCAAATTTTGTTTTTCAATTTAACTTTTGTGTTCGGCAACTTCGCCAAGCCCGAAACCGTTAGCAAACATTTAACCGTGACACGTTAGACATGACATTTGTCCACAATCGCATCCGTTACTTTGCCAATTAGATGCAGAAATTATTGCATCATATACCTTATCAATAATCAATTGTTTATCTTCTGGTTTAAGTTCAATTCCATTCTTTTTTAAACCTTCAATAATTTCTTTACTTGTACTTGTCAAGTTTGTCCAATTTGTTTCCATAATTAAAACGTTTGCTAACAAGCAATATATATAATTGCCTATTAAGGTTTATACTAATTTTTTAAATTCGTGTAAGGCAACTACATATATTGCCACCGTTATATTTTTTTAGTTTTATCAGTCCATTCAATCCAAAAGTCTTCGAGATTCCGAGCGACAATATAAATACCGCCAACCCTTTCAATATTATCTTTATACTTTTTTTGTGCTTCACTCATTCTGTCATTTCCATATTTAATTTCAATCTTTACATTATAACCGTTAAATAAAGCATCAATATCCTCAACTCCTCTAGTACCATTAAAAGTATAAATAGATTTTTCTTTAATAGAGTTCATACCAAAATCCCTCTTTATAGTTTTACCCTCTCTAAATGTACCTGCATTATTCCTCCTAGTTGCTAACCCTCCTGTTAAATTTATTGCATCAATTATACATCGAGTTAATCCATTAGCTGAATTTTGTTTATAAGGATATGGAGTAATCGCTTCAGGATTATTCAATGCAAGGTTAGGATGCTCCCGTTTCTTACGCTCAACGTCCAGTTGTTTGAGAATTGATATATTCATTGTATTGTGATTCATATTTGATAAGTCTTGGTCTAAGGTGATTGAATGCTATTTTGTTTAGTTCTTGATTTGAATATGGAGTTTTTGAATCCAAACAAATAAGTAGGTTCGTCAATGCTTGTGCATCGGGAGAGTTGAACCCAATACTATTCCGACTAATTGATACTTTTTCGGTTCGTTCGTCAATGGTTTGTCGATTGAACATCCATAGTGCGAAGTCGATTATTTCTTCTCTGTTCTTCATATCCATTTATCGTTTGCGTCAGGCATTTGTTCACCTTTGCGGATTATTATGTATCTACCGATTTGGTCACGCTCGTTTGAATATTCTAAGTTATAAAATTTACAGAATATCTCAATCCAAGAGGAGAATCTTTTTTGAGTAAGTTTTATTTTATAGTCAGGATATTCATTCTTAAAGTTCTCAAATAATTCCGATTTATAGATTCTAGTATTGTAATGAATATTTTCAGAATCATTTGTCCATTCGTAAAATTCGTGGCAAGTTTCCTTAATAAATTTACGAGTATGAAGGTTATTAAATTCGGTAGTAACTAATCCATTATTTAGATAATACTGGCAACAGTTAAGCATATAATTATCGAACTTATCCCACTCATCAGCATTCCAATCTTCAAATAGTAAATGCCCAAATTCATCTAATGGAGTATGCCCTGAATTAAAGTGAGATGACATTTCAATCTCAAATTTCCTACGCTCAAAAGAGCCACCAATCCCACCTACTGTATAGTTAGTAGTAATAATAATTTTAGGGGATTTTTGGATAGGTAGCTTAATTGCGTCCTGTCCTTTATACTCCAAAGTGATTCCTTCCGTAATGAGTGAGAATAAAGACTCAAAGTTAAAATGCTTTTTCACGTCATCGAAAACTAAAATCTGAGTATCAGTTGAAACAGTTTGATAAGGAAATGACTTTGTAAACTCAAAAGTCTTACCGTCAATAGAAGAAACCTTTTTCATTTTAGATAGTGCATTCCAAAATAATCCTTTACCACTTCCTCCATTAGGATTCTCGGATATAGTTTCATCATTAAAGATAATAGCCTTGTTATTGGCAGAAGTCTTATAGCTATGTAGTAAGTAACCTATAACTGATTTAAAGCTATTATACTTATCCTGATTTTGACCTGCAATAAGCCAAACAAACCTCCTAAACTCAGAGCCATGATGGTCAGCACTATTAAATGTTCTATCTATTATTTGCCTCTTCCATACAAACCCATCAATATCTAAATAATCTATCTTTTTAATAGTATTTTTTGTAACCTCGACTACACAATTATTATAGTAAATATATGAAGCCGTAGATGTATCTTCTTTAAGTTCTATATTAGCAGTATCGAGAAGTGAAAGGAAATCTGAATTAAAATACTTTGAAGAGTTAGCCATAAAGTCATAAGGTTTATAACCTACGTCTTCACGTTTCAATAAGTGTTCAAGTGTAAAATCCTTTATACGCTTATCCGTTGTTTCTTCTAAAAGATTTTGCTCTTTATGAATAAAAGTAAAGGTAGAAGTATTAGTAGGATAGTATTTAAAAAAATTATTTTGCTCTAACCAATATTTATAGCGATGAGGAGAAAGGTTTATTTTACCATTCTTATCATATTGCCAAAAATCGTTAATTGATATTTTCTCCTTTATTTGCTCCAGTGATTGAGATACCTGCTCAGGTTTAAGTTCAGGAAATGAGTTTGCTATTTCAGATTCTTTTTTACCTGATCGTATTAATTTTTCTATTTTCTGTTTAGAGTTGGCATCCTCAAAGAACTTAGTTCTAAAATTAGAAGTATTACGATAAGCTGATTTAATAATAGAAGTAATCTCAGATAATTTAAAATCACTTTGCTCAAATTGAGATAATACAGATTCGCACTCAGATTTATTAACTCCAAAATCATTAAATGCTGAGGCTAATTTAAAAAGGTTATTAGACCTGCTGCCCTCATTCATTCCATATTTTTTCTCCCACCACTTTAAAAGATTAGAGATAATTCTATTTTCTGAAACCACAGCAATAACAGGATTAGTTACACCTATCTCTTCAAGTTCAGGCTCATCTTTTTTATCCCAAATAATTGAATCTTTATTTAGATATAAATCTTTATCGTATGATTCAAAACATAAACGAGAAATATCAGAACCCGAATCGTCTAAATGTGGGGATTTAAAATAATTAGATACTGTTTTAAAATATTGCTTATGTAATTCTATTTCAGCAGGAACTTTAACTAATGCCTTTACTCCTATTCCTGACGGACTTATCCATGTAGAAAAAATATAGTCATCCTTTTTTAATTCATCTTTAAAATCAATAGCTTCTTTTTCTGATTTAAACTTATCAAAATCTAAAATAATTAAACCTGAATGAGAAACGCACCCACTTAACGCTCTATGATTAAATACACCTGAAAAACATACACCAACTAGTTTCTTTTTTATTTCAGCATCATTAGTTTCTCTGTACTTTAATACATTTTCTTTTGATTTACCTTCCTTTATTCTATTAAGAGCATAATCTACTGGTCTAACAAAAGGAGTACCTACGTCAGAGAATGATTTGAATATAGTTACATTCATAATTTAATTTTTGTATTAGATAGAACCTTAACCAGTTCATCATTTATTTTTACCCACTTAATCCATTTGCCATCGTCTTCATAAAGTCCAATCATTGGAATCTGAATAACTTTCCCAAATTTATCGGGGATAAGATTAATTTTTTTTATTTGTAAATACATAAGCAAAAAAACCCTCCTTCAAGCATAGCGCACCGACCAAGATTCGCATTTGCCCAAAAGAGGGAACATGAAGAGTTAATATTTTAGTTTTCATTTGGTCAGTGTATTTGGGTTGCGAATATAATAAATTTATTTGAATCTACAAAATATGGTATTTTTTTTAAAAAATGTCGGGTTTATGCCCGATTGAATCTTTGTAACTATAATGATTTTCAGCCCCATGTCGTATCGCCCGATTGAAAGTCACTTTTTTGAAAATATTTTTTTGATGTGTTCTGCGTAAAATTATATAAGATGTTTAAGGTTTCAATCGGGCGATGTGGCAGTAAACTCATATCCATATTGTTACCTATTACTTTTTTCAAATTCTGTTCGTAGGTTAGCTATTTTCTGTCTATTACCTTCAATACATATCTTTAGTGATTCGTAGTACCATTTAATCTCAGCATATTGAACTTCAGCATCTACCTCATTATTTCTATACTCTTTAGATTTCACGATGCTCTCAGCTTGTAACCTACTAACAGCACCTTCACCAGTAACGATATAATTAGCTTCAAAATCTTTACGAGTGTTATGAGTTTGTAATGAAGTCCTAAGTGAACTACTTAAATACTCAACCATATAAAACGAATAACCCGCCATTCTTAGATTATAACCTATTAGCTTATTAATATCATTAGTCTTATTAGAATCAGTGATTATCTTTTTTATCTCAGGAATAATAGAATCTAATTTCATTTGCTAAATTTTTCGTTATAATAATCGAAGGCATAGGATAGCATACTGTTGGTTAATTCAGACTGATGTATCATAGATAGTGAATTAATGCTAATAGATTTACCTGAACGGTCATAGATATACGCTTCTAGTAATTCTTTTAAATCTCTAGTTGTACATTCACGTTTTTTATATCCGTAGAATATCTCGTAAAATCTTTCTTTATTCATTGTTAGGGTTGTTTATTATCCACGTTTTCGCTTGTTTCGTTGGTATTATCCAACACTTCACACTCACACTCTGCTATATCGCTATGCTCTTTGCATCCGTAACAAATCAGTATATCAGTATCAATACTTGCACCGCAACAGTTAGATACCGTTTCGCAGTCACATTGTTTATAATTATTCATTTAGTATTTGTTTTAGTTTTCTAGTTATGTCTGTTAATGTATATTTACTTCCCTGAGTAATTGGATCGGGTTGGTAATCTTCTAAGAACCTTTTAATATCATTTGCCCTCTGCCACGTTAAACCATCCCTTAACTCAATTATGAGTGAGTGCCTCAATCTCTCGTCTATCGAGGCACATTCAATCATTCCCTCAATCATAGATTCAAACCATACACCGATTAACTCAGGCTTAGGTGAATCGTCTAGTAGTTCATCAATCCATTCCATCTACTGGCTCATTAGTTCGTGTGAAGGCATCTGCCTCGTCTTCGCCAAATACACCAAGTTGGTAAAACCCTACCATCTTTAGTACGCAACGTGATAAGGCTCTTTTTTCCGCCATTGATACGATGTACTTATTTTTACAATTTTCAGGAGAAGCCTCACCATAGGTTTGAATTGTTAAATCGTATTTAGTTCCTGAATCAGTTACTAGCTTCTTTGTGCCAGTAGCTAAAATAACAACAAAATCTTTTTCTAGCTTCTCAGAAGTAAAGTCTATTTCAATCTTATTTTTGTACTGGATTTTTTCAATACCTGAGCGTGTGATTATCACATAACCCTGTGGCGATTTAAATACGTCCTCTTTTTCTAAACCATTTTCTAAAAATAGTTTCTTTAATGTTTCTCTTTTGTCCATTTTGTTTTGTTTGTTTTAAGTTAGATATACGTGCAGGACTTGAACCTGCTACTGTGCTAATGCATCTCCTGTTTCCAGTTGTGTTACCTGTTACACCAACGTATATTTATAATCATTCTAAAAAGGTAAATCTCCAAAGTCTTCAGTAACTACTTGTTTTTTTACTTGCTCGGTATATGCTCCCGCTTTAGTTACATCCTTTTTAAAAGGCTCTGAAATCTTTATAGACTGAAATTTACCTTTGTGAGTTTCTTTATTCCATATCGCAATATCAAATAATTTACCCGCTACATTAACCTGACCTTTGAAGTCAGGTTGGTTGTCGCTTGTTTTTTTTACATTCGGGAATACACTACCCGAGTTTTCTTTGTGTTCGTAAGCCATAATTTATTTAATTAAAATGTTTGTGAATAAATAACCTCAGATTTTGGATAACCTTTTTGCTCGTGGTTTTCGATAAGGATATTCATAAAATCATAAGCCTCTTCCTCAGTTGTAAATAGCTTGTGATATGTTTTGAATCCCTCTGAATCGGTAGTGTAAACTAGATAGTAAGTAGTACCGTCTAATTTAATGTCTTTGATAATTTCAAATTTCATATTGTTTGTTTTTAATTGGTTACTAAATTAATAATTATTTTGAGAAGTTTACGCCTTTGGCTAAAATAAACTTATCGTCCATTACAGATAAATAATGATGTTTAAACTCATTTTTAGTTAAATCAAAGTAGCATTCCATAAATAGATAATCACGCTCTACCCATACTTTGCAACCTGACTTATTACAGGTAATTTCTTTAATTGTATAGCCACCGTTTTTAGCAGCTTCAAAAATGTTGTTAATTGTTTTGTTCATTTTGTTTTGTTTTAATCGTTATAATTTTCGTCGATGTGGTTTTCTATTTGATCAATTAATCCTTCGCACTTACTTAATCTCTTAGTAATATTTTTGCCATTACAATAGATATAATCAATCTCGAAGTAACCACCTTCAACAGGTTGCCAGTAGGTAGCTTCTGTTCTATTAGTGAAGTAACCATAGACTTCTACTGTCATAGTGGTTAGGTTTCCTGTTAATTCTATTTCGATAATCATAGTCCGCAAAGTTTTGATTTTTCAATAGGAACAAATTCGCAAATAGGTAAACCAGTTATTTCAGAAATTCTAATAATGGTTTTAATGTTTGCCTTGTCTGTTGTGTTACGTTGCATCAATTTTAATGTGTTTACCGATACATTAAGAATCTTTGCAAGTGAACCAATGCTCATTGACTTGTCAGGTTTGCTGACTGAGTTAAAGTGATCAATTGATTTTTGGATGTCGATTTTCATATTGGTTTGGTTATTTGTTTAAGTCAATAGTAACTGAATCGATGTACTCGAAACCATTTGATGATTTGATATTAAAAGTACATTGTGTTGATTTGAAAATCTTGCCGTCAAAGAATTTTACTAAGGCATTTTCTCCACTACCAATGATTGAACATTCTTCGGTAAATTTACGAGTAACAATTCCAGTTGTTCTGATTTGTTTTGCTAAGTCTTTTAGTGATTTCATATTGTTTTGTTTAATTGTTTCGTCAAAGATAGTCAATTTTCTGACAAGTCAACATTCTGACACAAAAATAAATGAAAATAATTTTCTAACAACCCTAACTACTTGAAACACAAAAGCCACCTTTTAAAGTGGCTCTCGTGTAAAACAATAGAAACAAAACAAACGCTACAAATGTATATACTTTTTTAATATAATCAAAATTAAAGCACCTATAATTAACCAAATCCAAAAAGGAATAGACTTAACCTCTACAATACTTTTACTATTAGTGCTATCCTTTACTTTCATTTCCTTGCGTACCATTTCAACTAACCTGCTATTCGCATCACATTGCATCTGAATATTACCATAAGCATCCTTATACCACCTTAGAGAAGCTATGCCGTTAGTGTCCTTAATGTAGTGCCACTTGTTTACTGGCATCAATACAATCGAATCTTTATAAATAGTATTGGTTACACTTGCGCCTTGAATTAATGAATCCCTACGAATAATCTCAGTAGTGTGATTAGTGATAGTTTCAATAGTTGGAGGAAATTTACTATTACACTTCTTAGCAGTTACACATCCAATAGTGCTTAATAATAAAAAAGTGATGATCAACCAAAAGGCTAATATCAGTAAATCATTTTCGTTAAAAAATTTTAATCTCATAATTTATAGTTATCTAATAAGTTTACAAATTGTATAACATCTCTAACATTCCGAACTCTTTTAAATACTCCTCCGCCATTCGACTGGCTACCTTTTTCTCCTGCCGAAGTATTACCCTCGATGCAAGTAAAAGTCTTACCCTTCTCTAGCCACGAATGGAATATACCTACGTGATCGATTACCTTATCCTGTTTGAAATCAAAAATAACTATATCCCCTTTGATAGGGTTATCAGTTTCCCACCTCTTAGCTTTAGCCTTATGGTATAAAGTAGGCACGTAATGAAATCCTATTTCAGTATCAATATAAGGCAAAGTCCAACCTGCAAAGTGATAAACATAACTAACAAACGTGCCACACCACGCAAACGGTTTACTATTTTTAAAATAGATATGCCCTTCATTATAGTACCAATCATTATATTTAACCACATTCGACTCAGGAGGACTTTCTAAAGTTCCCATTTCCTGCTCAGCTAATGCTATAATAGAATCTCTAATCATATTTTCTTTTTTTATTTTTACCGCCCCGCCATTTTTTCCAAATACAAAATGGTAATCATTTAAATCTAATCCTTTATCACTCATTTAAAGTATTTTTTAAGTTTTTCAAATTGCTCATCAGTTATAAACTCAGGATGTGCAGGTAACTTCAATTCCTTAAATTCATCCACCGTAAGTTTAATGTAATAAATCTTATCTCTATAATTAAAATAATATGTAGCCTTTTTCATATATTAAAGGTATAATAATAGGTTAATGTAGTTATTTTATTCACTAGGTAAGTTATTCATATAGTCGCATAACTTTTTATAAACGCTCTCAGGCTTACCAATAGCATAAACACTATTACCGCTTTCAAAAACTACAATAGTGAAATACTTTTTAGTGCTTCCGTCTTTCGTTAGCAGGTAGCTAGGTTCTAAGTGCATAATTGGATCGGCCATTAAATTAAAAAAACCAACGTCATTTTTAAATTCCCCATCCCCATCATTATTTAACCTAACCTTTTTTAATACATCGTCATCCTCGTCATCGTCAAACTCCGATAAAGAACTACGAGTTTGATAAAGGATATTTAGTTCAAAGAAATCCATTAGTAAACCCTTCCTTTTATAATAATAAAATTCTCAACTTTAAATCTACCTGTTGAATGGTCAACCTCTACAATAGCTGCACCGTGATTATGATTATTTAAAGGCATATAACTAGGCTCTAATTCACATAGGCATCCAGTTGACCAACACATAATGTTATCGTCATCATAAACTACGCTATTACTTGAACTAGTTCTATGAAAGTGTCCACACAATGTAGGGCGTTTAAAGTTTAATGATAAAGTACGAGCAGGATTAACTCCTCCCGCTCCTCTCATTTTATCGCCATGCTCAACAAGTAATTTACCGAAATAACACTTAGAGGCATAAGGCACTTCTACTACTCCATACTCTGCCATTCGCAAAAGAACGTCCAACCGAAACTCTTCCACGTCTAGCAACTCAGGAGCTTTCACCCTTAAATAACGCTCCATTCTATTTTCATGGTTACCCTGAATATAGTAAATAGCGCACTCAGGGAAATCTCTACGGAGCATTTTAAAAAATTCCCGCCCCATTTCTAACTCAGTTTTTATACTTGTTTTACGAGGATCTTTTTCGTGAAACGATAACTGATAAAAGTCTAGCATATCTCCATTTATATAAATAGAATCTACTCCCTTCTCTTTACCGTATTTTAAAGCCCCTACAATAGCATCGTTATCTTGAAAGGGGAAATGTAAGTCAGATAAAATTAACGTCTTAGAATAAGCCTTTGGTAATCTCCATACATTAATAGTCTTTTTATGTGACTCAGGTAAATCAAATGGATTATAGTTGTATGTTTTTTCTCTAACTAATGATTTATCCTTTAGTTTATTTTTTTCGCCATTACCTTTTAAACCTGAATGGTATCTTAAAATATCTCTGCAATTCTCAGGAGAATCAAAAACTAGAGGCTGTTCTTTGTATAATTTTTTAGCTAAAGTCATTATTGGTGTATTGGGAAATCTATTTAAAAACTCTCTAGCCATTTCGCCATGTAAGGTAACTTTTGCCATTTTGTCTTACTTATTGTTTTCGCAAATCTAACCTATTTACCTATCATTTCCAAAGCATCGGTAACATTCCTAATAACCCAGTACTTAACTCCTGCACTTTCTACAATTTCTTTAAACTCAATTTCACCCTCTGTTAATGGTTTATTCCCATCCTTAACTTCTACGATAAAAGTTTGATCTCCGTAAAATACTAATAAATCAAATGCTTTTTTTAATTGTGCTACGCTTCTAACCTTTGCGCCATGTAGCCTTAACGCCTGTACTATTTCAGGCTGATTTTTATCTATTTTCGCAGCACGAATCACGCTTCTTTTTTAGCGTAATACTCAGCAATATTTAAACCTACCTTACCTAGTGCCATTGCTCCTAATGACGCATAACCTAACCAGTCTATTTTCTCATAGATAGCGAAGCCTGTAATGGTTGTGCTAAGTGTAATAAGTGAATCACTAACTACTTTCCAAATATCACTATATCTCTCTTTAAATCCTGTTTTCATTTTGTAAAATACTTTTTCCAAAAGTGCCTAACTATTAATCCTGCAAATGCTCCCACGCCTCCTAAGATAGCAGCCTTTAACATATCTATCCCGAATAGTGCCATTTGTCCAAAGAAGGCAGTAACCCACCCTAGCATAACGCTAAGAATGTCGCCTGTTGCATCTGTGTGGTGTGTCATTTTTTTAATTGTGTTACGTCTTCGTATTGTACTAATTCTTTACTTACCCACGCATCAATATCAGTATCTTCCCAACTATCTACATAGGTAAATAAATCAGGAAATGTGAATCCGAATTGTGTTCTAACTTCATCTACTAATAGAATAGAAACTACGCAAAACTTTAGTTGAATCTTATCCGAAACATTAACAACGGTGACCGTTGGGTTAACTATTTCAACTTTAAAATCTGGAAATTTGTAATTCATAATTTTATTTTTTATAATCCGAAATCTGCAGGAATAAACTTGCGACAAATAATATAAGATTGTGTTGTTGATTTTCCCGTACCTGTAATTTGTCCAAGATTGTATAAAGTATAAGCATTAACTGTTGCAGATGGAGTAGTTGTACTTGTCCAAATCCTGTCAGTTGTTGTAGTTATTGCAATATTAAAAGGTGAATAATTCAATAAAGAATTTGTAACAATTGAGAAATTACAAATAGAAATTAACTGATTTATATTTGGTAAAATCCAATCAGTAAATGCACCTTGTGTAGATGCCAATGCCCCATCAATTGCGGCGTTCCATTGTGTTCCAGTTACTAGTGCAATATACCACATCAATCCAGTTGAATGGTCAAGCACAAAATTATTCGTATAAGTTTGAGTCCCTAATTCAGAAGTAAATCTATTCGTATTTCCAAAAATATTATTATCTGAAAGTGTAGAAAAACTTGCGCCTATTCCTAATTCTAAATCACCGTCATCCCCTGTTCTATAACTCGTAGTTTGACCTGTTCTAGTTGGCTGCTGACGTTGTATTTGATTAATTTGCGTAGGCGTTAAGTCATCATTCAAATCTTGATTATCCAATGCGCCTATCAAAGTACAAGCTAAATTGATACCCGCTACCTTACTTTCATTACTTCCGTTAGGCTGAGTTAAAGTTATATTAGCAATTTGCCAATTAGCACCTACCTTACTACCTAGATTAGTACCTGCCGTATTTTTAACTGGAATATCTTCAGTATCGGGTGCAGTAAAACTTCCCCACGTTGAGCCATTAATTAATACATCTACGTCACCACAACCACCGCCTAAGCATGTATAAGTATCTCCCGCATCTAATGTAATTTGATTACCATTATCGGTAACTATTACAGGCTCACAATTCAAAGGATTAGGAAATGGAGTAATAACTCCCATCGGAATCATACAATCGCTATTGATAGAATTAACCTCAATATCTATTGAACACTCCCACCCTGTAACATCGTCCGCTAATTGCTCAGTAAATGGAGTGAGTGAGGGATCGCCTGACACATTAATATCAAATATCTCATTATGCTTTATAAACTGAATAAAATCAAATAACGTTTGCTGACAATCTGAAAGTACATCGTTTTCATTCTCTTCTCCCTTAGTAACCAAATCCCAACAGCGTACATCAAAAGAGTAGATAGTTGTATTCTCTAAAGGAGTAGCCTGAGTTGGAAATACCCATAGCGTAGGAGTATTACCTGTTACTTTTGGATTTCCATTAGCCTCAAAAACTTCACCGAATCCAAATGAATTAATTTGAAAATGTGAATCCGCAAAATCACTAAAGATTTTTATTAATTGATTTAATGAGTAGGTTGCCATTGATTTAAATGTACTATCTTTGGTTTTCGTTTACTTATGACAATAAACAAATTTGTTAATGATAATCATATATGGTTACTATCCGTAGCCACTAACATAACAGCGACAGATACCAACTCTTCTGAATTAAAATACGACCTTTTAAGTTTTGTAACTATCGAAATAATAGATGCAAAGAAATACGAAGGATTAGAAGTTGACGATTATAAATGGTTATTCGCTAGGTTTCTTAAAGATAATTATCGTTGGAAGCAAGGCGGGAAATTTTGGCAGCAAATGAAATTAACTAATCAGTACACCACACCTATACACCAAGAGAGCGAAAATAATTACATAGATATAATGGCCGACTGTGATGAGAATTGTGATGAGGATTTAGATATGATTAAGTTCTATGGAGATTTTAACGCTGAAAAAATTAAGGTAGTTAGGCAAATCGAAAGCAACCTACAACCCCATTTCAAACGTCTTTATGACTTGTATATAAATGAAAAACTTTCACTCGGTCAAATAGCTATTAGAATTAATATACCGAAAGCCTCAGTAAATAATTTAGTAAACGATTTAAAACTATTAATAATTAACCAATGGAATCAATCTTGTTCACCATCGTCGCATTTTCCTGTATCGGATATATTGTTGCGGAAACAGACATCTCAGATAAAGTTAAAGATATAATTTTTACCTCTGAAACTACTAACTTTTTTTATTCATTATTTAAGTATATTTTTTACTGTTCTTTATGCTTTGCTTTTTGGAGTTGCCTTATTTATACTGGCTCGATATTTAGTGCAGTTATTTCGGCAATACTTTCGGAAATCATTTCTAAATATATCAGCTATGAGCGATAGACAATATTACGAAGACGTTAAGTTATTTTTTGAAGGAGTAACTAGTAACAAGTTTACCCACGAACAGATAAAGGAAATGATACGCCTATATCGGTTTAGATTTAATCCTAGTCAGGAATATACTCAATGTGGGAGTTGTATCCGTAGGATTCTCAAAAGCCTCAGAAAAGACTTATTAAGCTAAAGGAAAATATTTACCTAATCCTTTTTGTTGACGATTAGCTGCGCTCCAAATCTGAATAGTCTTTGGTTGGTCAGGAATGATAGCCCCTGTTTCTAATTGCTTTTTACTTATTCGAGCCTTCTGCCAAATATGTCTACAATTAAACCCGCCTTGAAATAAAAATACTGAATAGCCTAATCTCTCTGAAATCATTAATAAATCAGTTTCTCCCCAGTATTTATTTAACTCTAAAACCTTTTTACAAAATGGTCTAGTCTTAGAATCAAAAGAACCTTTGTAATAATAATAAGCCTGTAATGTATCTACTTTTTTAGCCAACTGAATATACTCAACGTCTTCCTCTTTTACTAAATCTTTAGAGATACCTGTCCTAGATAGGAAATCTAAAATAATATCGGCATCCTGTTTAAGTCTAGCCTCTTTATATTTTTTTAATGCATCGCACATATTACATACTTCTAAAAAAATTCTGAATACTTTTTTCTGTTCTATTTTGACCTGTATAAATATCGCTAGTATATACATCTCCGTGATCGGGATACATATTCCTAGTTGGATTATTGTATAGTGTCAATGTAGCATTGTTATCTGAAAGGCATAACCACTCCTGTACCCTCTGCATATAATGCTCATAGTTATCCATACAGGATTGCTTTAAATCTCCCACCTCTTTGAATGATGCTGATTCCGTAGTATCACTAGTACCCTTTAAAATACCTTTATTTCTTATTCCAACGTTAATAAATGGAATAGCCTCAACAAGTGTAAGCCACGCTATGGCGGGTTGTGATAGTTGCAAAAGTTCGGTTTCTTTTGTTATCAAATTTCCTGCACTTATACCAAGCATCAATCTCTCGTAAAATTCACTTCCGAAAACATGCTGTGCGTATTTATCCTGTGCAGTTATAATAAATGGAGCGATTAACTTAATATCCACATTTGCACTTATAGGAGTGTACTGTTGTAAAAAAGTTTCGTTTATAAAAGTTGCTTTAGTGATAGCCATTACTCTAGTGGATTTAATTTAATAATTTTCGGCTGAACGTGAATACCCATCCTGTATAATGCCTTTTGCATATTTTTCTCTATCCAAATTTGCTCAGGAGTAATCACAATTCCATCAAATATTTTGTAAGCTGATTCTAATTCCGTTCCTCCACCTGCAAGGCCTGAAGGCACAGGAATTCCTAGTAAACTTGGTGAGGTTATACGGCTTACTGTAAGGATTTGTTGAACACATTGCTCAGATAAAGTGATTAATTTATCGTCGAAGTTTTCTATTTTCAAGGGATCTACATCGGGAGCATCCTCTTTTGAATTGCTAAACATTACTAGTACCTTATTCTTTTTGCCACTTGCCGAATATTGTCTATTTAAACTTCTTACAATTTCATCCTCCTGCTCAGGTGAACTAGGCTTTTTATAAAACTTAATTACTAAGCTAGGTTGGTAACCTTCATTAACATTATTCAACTGTAAATCTCCTGACTTGGCATCAGCCTCTATCCAATTAATAGCAGAGTAATAGTCAGGTAATCCATAATACTCATTTGACAAGTCAGGTTTCTTAAAATACATAATAGCACTTCTATCCTGCTCATCATTTCCAACGGTATGTATTTCCTTAGCCTTCTCACTTTTATTATTCACTAATTCCCAATGACGAGAATAGTAGTAAGTATCTACCTTACCGTAATTATTATATTTTCCACTTCTTAAATGCGCAGCGTCTATATTATTAATCTGTGTATATTTTCCCTTATCTACTGACTTAATTAACTCAATAGCCATAGCACCAAATGCAACACTATTATAAGCCCATTGATAGACCAAATCACTTAAAGACTGGTCTGTGCCATTCGGGTTTTCAATTAGTGTTTTTAACTTAGCTTTTGCTTCAATAGAGAGATTATCATAACCAATGAACTCAATGCCTTTACCCGCTATCATTGTAGCCTTAGAAACCACACACGCTCTATGAATAGCAGAGCGCATAAGTAAAGAAATCCAATACTGAGGAACTAAATTGTCTTCACCAAATGAAATCCATTTATCCCCTTGTTTTTCCTTAGCTATCGGAGTACCTATATAATTTTGACTCCCAAACATTACTGAGGCATCCTTAATAATTTCCTGTTTATTTCTGCTTATATCTAGTCCAAATATTTTCATGGCGTAAAGGTAGGTATTTCTGTTTTAACTCCTGTATCAAATGTAGGCAAATCTATTTCAGTTTCCCAAACATAAACCTTCCCTTTTTCTAATACGTTTAACGAAGGTGAATAGTTATTGGGATCGGTGTCTTGTGGTGAATCTACCTCTGCCTCGTAAACAGTATAGCAATGAAAACCCTTCTTTAAATCTAAAAGATTTTCATTAATCTCGAATAAATTAAATCTCTCAGGATATGGAGAAACGTCAGGTAAAATAAAATTAACTACTTCAAAAGTTAAATCGTGAACAAATGAAAAAATATAAATAGGCGAAGTAATGGTAACTTTTTCAGTTAACGTTAACGCCACATCCGTAGTAATATCTTTTTTTAGTTTTATCATTTTAAAAAAAAAGCCACCTTTTCAGATGGCTCTCCTAAATTTTATTTAGATTAAATCAAAGTCGTTAAGATAGCATCCGATACAGTAGAAGCCATTTCAGGCTCTTCTCCTGTGAAGGTTAAAGTATATCCATTCAAGTCCGCTTTAGCAGTTCCTGAGCCACCTTCGTTAGTAGTCAAGTCCATTCCGTTAGTCATTCCTAAAACCCAGTTTAAACCGTTTTGGTCTTTAACAATAATCGAAAGTCTTTTTTGTGCTAACAAACGAATAACGTTTCTCTTTGCTACTTCTCTACGTGGGATAACTAAAGTAATAACCTGAGTTTTGAAATTAGTTCCATTCTCAATACTATTAGCTTCGCTCTCTGTATAGAATGAAGTATTTTTATTAAACTCAAACTCGTAATAGTTTTCTCCTGAGTCAATAGATACAGCAGACACTACGCCCGATGCTTCTGTAAATGTATCCTCCACATTTACGAAATCAGTAATATATGCCTTTTTAATCCCACCTATGTTAGGTGAACAAGCAATGGTAACCCCACCTGTTAATAATGTACAAGCCATAATTTTATTTTATTTTAAAAAGGGGTTTTTACACCCCTTAGATTATTATGATTATTATGTATAATAAACGATTTCAGCACCTACACCATGACCAGTTCCGAATTTGAAACCTGCAACGAAGCGTACATTTTTATCTCCTAAAGTTTCTCCAGTATCAATTAATTTGATAGTTTCAAAATCTTCGATAAGGTCAGTTGCAAACCAAAGGTTTTCCCATTGACAAGCCACAACATCATTAGTAGGTAATCCGTTTACAACTTCCATTTGAACGTTTAAGAACATCATTGGTACATTTTTCTGCATATAAGTTTCAACAGAAGTAGATGCAATCTTTGTACGATAGAAACGAGCAGCAGCAGGAGAAATCAAAATACGAGTGCGCTCGTCATCTATGATAGTATTGGGAATAGCATCATAAACCTTTTGTAATTCTGTGATAATGTTAGAAGCACTTAAAGTAGTTCCGACAACGTCAATTACAGTTGCAT